TTGCGATTGGTACTGACACTAACAAGATTGCATTCTCGTATGATAATAGAAGTTCAACTACAACGAATGCATGTTTAGACTTTGAGTTTTCTTATGATGGTGTAACATATCAAGATGCATGGAATGAAGGTGATCTAGTAGGTACTGACTATGATTCACCTCAGAATCCATTTGTTACTGGTCAGAATCAGTTAAATGACTTTCAGGTCTTTGAGTTAGATAGTGGTAATCAACTAGGATTACGTCTAAAGATTGCTATTAGGTCTATAGCAGACGTTGATGCAGAACCTGGACCAACGTACTCTGGTATCAGATGGACGATTACAGAGGTAATGAGTGCTGGTCAGGGGTATTCTGTAGGTACAGTATTCCCTTTAACCTATGCATATACAAAACCTGACCAGAGTGTAGTCAACTTGACTATGAACTTGAAGATCAAAACTGTTGGTGATCTGGAAAGTGTTGCTGGTGGTAGTAATCTAGGTGTCATTCAGAAGGGTGATACGATCAATGGACATGCCGTTACCCGCGTTTTCCACACAGATCTAGATAACTTCCCGTTTCATGTAGTGTATTTGAACGGGAGTGGTAATGTTTTTACCAAAGATACGCAATATACGTCCAATAGTGGTCATACTATTACTGTAAAAGCAGGAAAAGGTATTGTTGATCGCGCAATATTAGTAGGAAATTACGAGTTCATAGATAAATCTATTCAGTTTTGCACTGCAGACCTTGATCAAACTGCGCCAGATGTGTTTAATACACTGCGTCAACCTGATGTTGATGTGACTATTAATGAATCAACGGGACAAGTTACCTCAGTTAGCATTAATGATGGCGGATCTGGTTGGGATACTCTTAAAAAAGATCCAATACTTGCGGTTGTTGCAGACCAACGTCCACAAGAGTTTGGATCAGAACCACCTCATCAGGCAGAATTTGAACCAACGTTCACAAATGGTGTACTTACTGCCGTGAAAATCTTGAATCCTGGTTCTGGATATCTTCCATATATCCAAGCAAATAGGAATGATACTGCTGCATTCCAGCAAGAAACATCAGGTTTAGACGAAGATCAGATTGTTAGGACCACTCCAAAGTTGTATATCAAAAATGTACACCAAGATAGGGTGATAAAAGAGAGTGATCCCGCATATCAACCTCAAGTTGCGACTGATTTGAACAAAACTTTGGCAGAAGGTGCAATAAAACTACCAAAAGCAACTCAAGACGAGATTACTGCGGCATTTAATCCTTCAGAAATCCGAACACACGGTGCTGTAGACCCATCTTTGCGTGTTAAACTTGACAATAATCGTTATAGAGCAGAAGTTTTACCTCAAAGAATGTTTTCTGAGGAAAAAACGGACGAATGGAAGGAATTTAACTCGAAAAAGTATGATATTACTGCTCAAGTGAACTCGATTGCGTTACCAGATTTGGATAAACAGGTTATTATTGATGCGAATGAGTTGGATAAAGTTCAAATCGATAATTTTGCTGGAGTAATGACACAAAAAGTGATTCCAGAACAAGCAGTTTACAGAGAATCGCTTATTGAGACGGTTCAAGGTCCTTTTTCTGAACTGCCATCCGCATCTACATACACTAAATATATCATACGACAGTATCGTCCCGATCCAAGTCGTGATATTACATTGAATATTACTCTGAGTTGCGAGGTAGCACAGAAAGGTTGTGATCACGTTCCTTGTGCCCCTATAAGTGAGGTAGGAGGAACTACGACTGATGAAGAAGATGGTTCTACCACTACCACCACTTTCACTCCCCTTGTAGGTCCTCTAGGAGGCGGATGTAGGGATTGGTCAGCGAGTGGTAAGTTAATCATTCAAAACGATTTAACTGCATCTACAAATACGATTGCTTCTGCAGTCGATGCATACGGTAATCCTTTCTTTAACGACGTATAACAAATGGCAGGCGGACCACAATTTGCAGCACTATTTCAAGGCACTTGTAGCGGACATGGGGCAGGGACAGGTGGATCGTGGCATCCTGGACCTGGTGGAGGTCCTGTAACGCCTTGTAGTCCTGGTAACCTACCTACTATCACAGCTTTACCTATGACTTCTGCTCATCCTGTCATGGGACACTGGTTACCTGCTCCACAACTACCATTTACTGTTCCCCTCTGTGCAACAGTGATTATTAATGGTATAATACCTATAGTCAATAATGACCTATTGGCATTGCATCCTACAGTAAGTGTCTATTTGGCAACTAGAACTGTGGGCAAGTGTACGATTGTTGCTCCCACTAATGCGTGGTGGTGTCATGCGTATGCTGGTATTGGAAATGTTGGTGGACGAGAGTCACCAGCAGGTCACATTCGCAAATGTTTTGCAACCACCAAGACTGTTTTCTTCCAAGGAAGTCTTGCTGGCAGAATGGGAGATCCACTTGGTAATGGTACACCAACATTTCCTTGTCAATCGGTTATTACTGGCGCATCACCAAACGTTTTAATAGGAATCTAATGGCAGTACGTTCAAAATCTATTAGTGGCGGCAAGATGATCGAATCGAAGCCGAAAAAAACTCGTCAGGGTTGTGGACAGCATACGAAATATGCTGCATCTTCTCGTAACGCTGCTCGTAAGCGTTATCGCGGTCAAGGTAAGTCCTAAATAGATGTGATAATCGCATCTAATAGATGGCGCTAAAGGAGATTGGCAGTAGTGAACTTAGGAGGTCGCGTAGATTCGACGACCTCCTGATTTCCATGAAGAAAAATGTTTTCACTGATGATGTATCTACAGTGAAAAATGATAATGCTATCAAGCAATCAATCAAGAATCTTGTCTTGACCACTCCTGGTGAAAAGCACTTCCAACCAAATGTTGGTTCTAGAGTATTCAATCTATTATTTGAACCTCTAGATGCTTTCACCGCAGATGCCGTCAAGGATGAGGTAATAAATACAATTAATCAGTATGAACCTAGGGTAGAACTTACAGATGTAGCGGTTGTTCCTATTGAACAGGGCAACAAGTTGAGTATTACTATTGAGTATAGAATTGTAGGGTTACCAGTTGTTGAAACAATCGATTTTGTTTTACAGAGACCTGAATAATGCAACCAAATAACTTAACAGCTTTAGATTTTGAAGATATCAAATCTTCTATCAAGTCTTATCTAAGAACAAGGAATGAGTTCTCAGATTATGACTTTGAAGGTTCTGCTCTTTCATATTTGATCGATGCATTAGCATACAATACGTACTATACGGCGTTCAATGCTAATATGTCTATGAATGAGGTATTTTTGACCTCTTCTACAGTTAGAGATAATGTAGTTAATATTGCAAAACTTTTAAACTATACACCTAGGTCGATTTCTGCCTCGAAAGCATGTATTAAAATCGAGTTACAGACAAATCTCTCGAATGGTTCGTATCCTAGTTCTGTAACTTTGAAAAAAGGTGCTATTTGCACTGGTGGCACCTACATTTGGAATATCATGAATGATATTACAGTAGAAACCAATACCACAACAGGTATTGCCACTTTTGATAATGTTACAATCCTTGAAGGATCCATTATCAACTTTAACTATACTGTAAATACGTTTGCTACACAGAAATATACTATTCCTTCTGAATCTGTAGACACTAGCACGTTGTCAGTTCGAGTAAAAGCAAACGAATCTTCCACAACTTCCGATTTATACAGTTTAGTCAGGAATATTACGAACTTAACTGCAACTAGTAAGTCATATTTCTTGTCTGAAGGTGAGGACATGAGATATGAGGTTACTTTTGGTGATGATAGCGTTGGTAGAGCAGTAAAAGATGGCGAGATCATTAATTTTGAGTATCTGACAACTTCTGGTGCTGAAGCAAATGGCATCAAAGTATTTTCCTTCATTGGTAGAGCAGTAGATATATTTGATATATCTTATAGTTCTGCTGCTTTTGCTATCACTGTTAAAGAACAGTCTCAGCAAGGCACTGGGGCAGAGACTATTGAGTCTATCAAGTATAATGCTCCAAGATACTATGCAGCACAGTCTAGGGCGGTTACAGCGCAAGATTACGCTCTTATTACAAGAGACATCTATTCCAATGCACAGTCTGTTGTTGCATATGGTGGTGACTCTTTGAATCCTCCTGTTTATGGAAAGGTTTATATCGTTATCAAAACAAAAACAGGAACAAATCTCAACGATATTACTAAAAAAGAGATTTCTGCTGATTTGAGAAAGTATGCAATGGCATCGATTGACCCCATAGTCATCGATCCAGACAATCTTTACATCTATAATAAGATTTTTGCTTTGTACGACACTGGTTGCGGTTCTAACGCATCCGATATTAAAACGAATATTCAAAACTCTATCACCCAGTGGGCAAGTCAGACTCAAATCAACAATTTTAACTCAACGTTCAAAGGACAAGATTTCCAGAGATCCATTATTCTTTCAGATTCTTGTATTAGTGACGTTTCTGTTCAAACTACTCTTCTGAAGTATATCAACCCCAATACTAATCAGACCAACACTTATTGCGTATCTACGGGTAGTCCTCTTTACAACAGTGCTCCTGGTCAGGACGGTGCTGCAGATACTTCTTGTAAGAAAGAACCTGTTATTCTTTCAGGGTCTTTTAGAACAGCAGATAGACCTGGAATCGATCAATATTTTGAAGATGATGGATATGGCAACTTGAGAACTTTCTATAATAGTGGAACTAAAAAAGTTTATACCAACAATTTTGCTGGAACTGTAAACTATGATACTGGCGAGGCATGTTTCGGACCTGTTAATATTATTGGCGCAGGTGTAAATACTGCTTCTGATGCAGATATTACCGTTACAGATACCGTAACAGGTGCGGGTTCGGTAACAAATGCAGACAATCTTCCTGCAAATCTTCAGATCCCTGTGGTGTTCATTCCTGCTAACAGTACGACTATTCCATCGTCTACTCCTGGAACAATTATTAATATCGTAAATCCAGAAGTTACAGTTGCCCCAATCGGTACTTTACCACCCCCCACAATCCCTCTAAATAGTTTGACGCCAAGCGTTTTCAACGCTACTCCTACAACTATTACGATTGCAGAAATCGAAAATAGCGGTTCACTTACCAGCAGTTGTTTTTAAAAATAGATGGATATTAACAAGGTCTCTCAGGTCAGCTCATATCAAACCCCCAAGTTTATTGAGTCTGAATATCCCCTATTCAACAAGTTTATTGAGTACTACTACAAGTCTCAGGAAAAAACGGGTCTTGGTCAAAATATCCTCAATAACTTTTTAGACTATTTGGATATCGACAGATTGAATGTCGATATCCTCGATGGTGCTACTATAGTTGTAGAATCTATTAGTGCTGAAACAGACACTATTGTTGTAGAAAGTGTAGATTCATTTTTGACCAACAATGGGTCAATCATGATTGGCGATGAGGTCATTTTCTATGAAAATACAGTATCTGCTCCAAACATTGCTCTGAGTCCTGGTATTACCTATGATCAGGTAAAACTAAAGTGGATTACTCTTGTAAATCCTTTAAATGACTTTGATGGCGTCCGTACAGTCTTCCCTCTGATCTCTCAGGACAATCCTATTGGTCCTCCTTCTGATCAGCATCTGATTGTTAAACTTTTTGGTAACAGTTTAGTTCCTAGTGTTGATTACACTGTTAGTGGTACAAATATTGTATTTACTACAGCTCCTAGAGCAAAACTTCCTTCTGATGATACTACATCTACAAGCATCACCTATCAAAACGGTTTTGTTGAAAATACTATCGTTGCAATCGATGATATTTCTTCTTCTTTTGGTGATGGTAAGAAAGAGTTCAAACTTACTCGAAACGGTGAAAAATATGACCCCATTGTTGCCGAATACGTTCTTGCAGTATATGATAATCGCCTGCTAGTTCCAAAAGTAGATTTTTACCTCGATAAAGATCTCTTCATTTTTGAAGTAGCACCTCTTAATGGTAGAAGTTTGTCTCTGTTCTCTATTGAGGCACCTATTCCCTCTTTTGGTAGTGGCGCAGTTGGATATTCCCGTGTAAGTGACACTGGATCTATTACTGCCGTAACTGCTAATAAGAATGGTGGAAACTATAGATTTGAATATCCTCCAAAGGTAACAATCAACTCCGAAGAAGGTTCTAGTGCTTCTGTCAAAGCATTGGTAAATGGTATCAAATCGGTATCTCTTCTGGACGGTGGTTCTGGTTACAGTGATACGAATCCTCCCACTGTTACCCTTGAGACACCTACTAAAACAGGTGCTCTAGCACCAACAATGAGTGCTACTGTAACAAATGGTTCAGTCACTGCGATTAATATTGATTCATCTGGTAGTGGATATACATTTACTCCTAGAATTATTTTCAAACAACCTGGTGGCGCTACACTAGCAACACCTACTATTGTTAATGGTTCTATTTCTGGCGCTGTCACTGTAACTGCTACTGGTCAAGGTTATACGACACCTCCTAAAATCTATATTGATGAACCAACTGGAACTGATGGTATCAAGGCATCTTTACGTGCAGTTTTGACCGATGGTCAAGTTACTTCTATTACAGTTCTGAATGCTGGTCAGGGATATGAAAATGTTCCTAGGATTGCTGTAATCGATCCTGTTGGTGCTCAAATCCTTGAAACGACAGTTGATGCCGATGGTCGTGTTATTGCTATCGAACTTCTGTCTGGTGGAAGTGGATATGTTGATGTTCCTTCTGTTTATATCGTTGATAATAGAGTTAATGATATTGGTGCATACATTGGCGGTTCTGGTGCAACCGCAGTAGCATCTGTGTTTAATGGTGCGATCACAGATATTAATATTACTAGTTTTGGTACTGGATATAGTCAGAGCAATCCTCCCAAGATTGTTATTCAAGCTCCTCCCGAAGCACAAGCATCTGCTGAGATTGGTTTGAATGAAGTTACAGGATTCTCTGTCCTCAAAGGTGGTGCTGGATATAGTAAAGCAGCATTTAAGGGTTGTGCTAGAGCAGCAAGTGGTATTACAGGTTATACTGAAGATGGTAATGTAATCTTCTCTAATAACACCACTGCAAAGGAAGCAACAGTCAACACTCAAGTCAAGTGTCTTGACGCTGTTTTTGTAAAACGTCTCCTTGACAAGTATACTGAACAGTTCTTGCCTGACGTTCCTTCACTCGATTACAGCAGAATTGATGTTCGTTCTTCTATCAAAACTATTAAAGACTTCTACTCTGCAAAGGGTACATCTTTTAGTATTGGATATCTGTTTAAACTTCTTTATGGTGAGACTGTTACCGTTTCTTATCCTAAAGATCAAATCACCAAACCCTCTGCAGCAACATGGTCTATTGATACCATTTTGCGTGCAACACTGGTAAGTGGTAATCCTGTAAATATTAAAGATGGTCTGCTTCTTCAAGAAGAAGATATTGCAGATCCTAATATCAAACAAGCAAGTGCTCTGATTGAGAACTTCATTTCGATTCAAACATCAGAAGATGTTATTTACGAACTTGCTCTCTCCGAAGAAACTATTACAGGAACTTTTATTGTTCCTTACAAAACAAGACTCGCAGAACCTCTTAATACCACTGAAAGTATCATCACGGTAGACTCTACAATCGGTTGGCCAGAAAGAAATGGTACATTTAAAGTAGGTACTGGAACTGGTGCTGAAACTATTCAGTATAAAGAGAAGTCTCTGAACCAGTTTATTGAATGTACTCGTTCTTTGAATGGTGTTGTAGAAGACTGGGATTCTGCTACAGGAGTAAGTTCTAACTTCGTTGTCTATATCAACAAAGGCACTTCTCAGGAAGTTGTCATGAACATTGTTGGTATCGTTGACGCCCAACAAACAACTCTGACAAACACTGGTTCTTACTATCTGCCTGGTGATAAACTTACCGTTTCTAAGTTGGGTGGCACAGGTACTGGTCCTGAACTGACAACCTGGTTGTACAATGTCAAAAAACTTGTTGAAGTTGAAACTATTACATTTGGTGGTGTTAACAACCGTTCTGCAACCGTAACTTGTCGTAATCCTCATGGTCTGCTTGTTGGAGACCAGGTTACAGTTTATGGTGCAAACCCTATCATCTACAACGGATCTTTCCTTGTTACTTCTAGAGATAGTTCTACTACTTTCCAGTATCAACTTCCTCAACCAGCAACAGTAATACCTCAGGGTAATATTCTCGTTTCTGTTGACTTGAACAAAGGTAAGTCTGATAATACTGCGGTATCGAATGCTATTGGACCTTACACTACAAACGTACAGAACACGTTCTTCAACACCAGTCAAGTATATGTTGCTTCTACTGGTATTCCCAACTATAAGATCGGTCCTTTCCCTGGTTCGGCACTTCTTCCTGGCAACCAGCGTAAACTAAACAGATTCCCCATTGTTCCTAGTACTATCTCCACTAAGAATCTGATTTCCCCAGGTCCTATTGGTACATGGGTAAATGGTGTTTCTATTTGGTCTTATAAGTCTAAGATTACTAAAACTTTTGGTGCTGTTACCTCAGTTACTATCAATAATGCAGGTAAAGGATATGATGCAGCATTCCCACCAGCAATCACCGTTAGTGGTGGCGGTGGTACTGGCGCTGCAGCATCTGTAGTCGTTAACGGTTCTCTTAGTGAGATTACTGTTACTAACGGTGGTACTGGATACACTTCATCTCCTCTTGTATCGATTGTTGGTGGTGGCGGTGCTGGTGCATCTGCTACAGCAATCATTACTAAAGGTGTAGTTTCTCGTATTCTTATCAATGATGGGGGTACTGGATATACCTCTCAACCTTCTATTACTATTGTTGGCGGCGGCGGTTCTGGTGCTACAGGTACTGCTTCTGTTCGTGGTCCCATTAAGAGTGTTTCTATCAGTGCTGGTGGTGAATCTTATACTTCCAATCCTACAGTAACTCTAAGTTCTGGTCAGGGTGCCGTTGCTCAAGCGATTGTAAACGATGGTCGTATTATCTCCATCGCTATTATTGCTGCTGGTTTTGGATATACTACGGCACCTGAGGTTACAATTCAGGGTGATGGTTTTGGTGCTGTTGCACGTGCAACAATCGACGTTGACGGTGAAAACGCTGGTCGTGTTACTGGTATCACTATTATTAACAAAGGTATTGGATATACTCAGGGCACAACAGTTATCAATCTAAACTCGGTTGGTCAAGATGCTAAGTTTACTGCAAATGTATTCCAGTGGACCTACAACCTTCAAGAAACTTCTACGTTTGACTCTGCAAAGGGTGCTGTATTTGAAGGATATAACAATCAGTATGGTGGTGAGTATGCTCACTTATCCAATCCTCAGCGTTTGAGATATATCCTGGGTGATAACCTGTTTGAAAATAATCTGGGTGAAGTCCTGGAACAGGACGATCAGTTAGCACACTCCCCCATCATTGGTTGGGCATTTGATGGTAATCCTATTTACGGTCCTTATGGATATCAGGATCCTACTGACCAAGGTTCTTCAATCACTAGATTGCTTACTTCTTATCGTTTGAAGGCAAATCTTGTTTATGATGAAGTAACTAACCCAACACCAGTAAGAACTGCTGGTCCTCTCCTTTCTGCTGAAGCAGCAGGTCGTTTCATCGATGACTATGAGTATTCCTTTGGTCTTGGTGATCTTGACCAGTATAACGGTCGTTTCTGTAAGACTCCCGAGTTCCCCAATGGTAGATATTGCTACTTCGTAACTATTGATGCTACTGAGCAAGGTAATCCTGTATACCCTTACATTCTTGGTCCTAGCTTCAACTCTATCGTTGACAGGTGGAACCTCTCTGATTCTTCGATTCAGCAAAATATTCCTACTGGCGTTGTTCGCTATCGCGATCCCTACGAAAACGTTGATATTGATGTTGAGCGTGCTCCTAATGCTTCTACAAATGCACTTACACTAGAAAATGGTGATATATTACTGTTTGAAGTAGAAGATGAGAATAGAGATGGTGTTATCACTCAAGATGAGCTTGATGATCCTGATCAAATCTTTGAAGAGTCTCCTCTGCAACTGTTTGATTACTTCCCAACAGTAAAACTTGACTCTAAGGTTGATATTGAAGTTGAAACAATCACTAAGTTTGAAGATGCTTCTATTACTGGATTTGTCGTTGAAAATGCTGGTCAAAGTTATCAGGTAGATGACCAACTCATCTTTGATAATACTGGTACTGGTGGTAGCGGTGCTTCTGCTCGTGTTTCTAGAATCAAAGGCGAAACTGTTAGTTCTTACACGTTTGAAAACATTGGTGGGGATAACTATGGTGTCCTGAAGACCCTGGTTCCTCATAACCTCGTAGCAGGGGATAGTGTTTTCGTTGACTACACTCCTGTTATGGATAACACCAATAAGGAGTTTAAAGTTCGTCAGTTCAAAGGTATCGAACAGATCGTAATCGATCAGACTGGTTCTGGTTACAATACTGACATTCCTCCTACAATTATTATTGATGGTGATGGAGATTCTGGTGATTTAGAAGCAGTTGTAACTAGTGTTGGTTCTATCGATACTGTCAACATTTTAAACTCTGGTGCTAACTATACTAAGAATCCTAGAGTTATCCTTAGCCATCCTCAAGTTTTCAAAAAAGCAGAATATATTGTTTCTTTGATTGAAAGTGCTGAAGATCTTACTGTTAACGATATCTTTGTAAACGAAAACAAAGAAATCTTTGTCTGTGGTAGAACTCTTGATAATCTTGGTAATAATGTTGGTTTTGTCAGTAAACTGTCTACAACAGGTGTTAAAGAATGGGAAAAGACGCTTGAACTGCAAAGTGGTCGTCAATATGCAGAGTTCCAGAAGATTTATGTCGATGGTAACAATATTTGGGTAGCTGGTATCAATAAACCCAACACTGTACTTCTGGATACATACAATCCTGATATTATTCTTGTTAAGTACGTTCAGGCAGATAATGGTCTAAGTGCAACTCTTAACTTCCAGAAATCTTACTCGGGTATCTCTGGTTCTTCTAGATCCGACAATGTTACCGCTCTAACGAAGTATTCTGACACCCGATTTGTTATTGGTGGATACACTAACACCAACTCAGCAAATCCCTATGATGCAT